TTTCAGCCGCAATTTTTTCCGCAGTAAGATCACTGCCTTGCAGCGCGGCCATCCTGGCCAATACTTGAGTCTCAGTTTTTCCCAGCTTTAGTTGGTTTTTACGTACCTCCATTAGCTCTTTTTCTTCTGATATGGTTCTCTCTGTACCCTTAGTCTCAAGCTCTTTTATTTTTTCCTGGTTTTTTTCTGCTGCATCTAACTTTTCTAGCGAACCGGTAACCTCTTGTGTTACTGCAGATAGTTCTTCCAGTCTTTTAGCGGCTCTTTCCGCGCCTGACGACATCAGGTCGGTTATAGTTTCGTTGTTATCAGTGAAGATAGCCGTAGCCTTATTCAATAAGGTAAACCCCGTAAATACTTGCCCGACCATAGGCGCGAAACGAGTAAGAACCTTGGCGCCCCCCGCCAAACCCTTACCAAATGACTTTAGCTTACCAAGGGCTCCCTTGCCTGCGCCTTCGGCCCTCCCCTCGGTAAACCCCTTTCCGGCGTCTTTCCATGTCGACTTAAACCCTCCCTCCTTCTTGCCAAGATCCTGGAACCCTATCCGCTTTTCGCTTTCTCCCGTCATCCTAAGGAGTTCGGTGACTGCTGTCTTTGATTGTATGAATGCTGCGCCTGTATCGCTAACGGCTTTCGTTACCCCGGCAATCACTTTTGCCATTCCACTGGCGCCCTCAGAAAACTCCTCCAAAAATCCATTTACCCCACTAATGGCCGACTGGAAAAAGAATAATTTTTCTATCCCGAACTCGGAAGCTTCCTTTCCCTTATTGGTTACGGTGATGTTTTTGTCAATAGCATCGGTGCTTCTATTTAGCGCCTTGGCGTTCTCTAATATTGCCTTTCTTTCTAGAACTCGGGCAGACAATCCCTCTCCAAAAAGCTTCGGTCGTCCATCTGCAAAGTTCGGTATCAGCCCCAGTCCCGCCCCATGCGTCTTCGGGTCAATCCCCATAGATCTAGCCCTATTAATCCCTTGTCGTACCCCCAGTGGCTCGTCTCTCGTGTTCGTTACGGCTAGCCCCATTGGATTGCCGGGACCTCGAAGTTGGCCGCTTTGCTCCACTTTGATTTGTGACCTAGGTATACCAGCGCCAGCCTCCCTGGATATTGCCTCCTTTAAGGGGTTTTTACCACTAAGGGTTTGCGCCCCATTCTGAACGTTAAAATTAGGGATAAACCCCCCGCTTAGAAATGCATCTATTTCCCTCTTGTTTATCTCCGCGCCCATGGGCCCGAATATTTGACCGGAGCTCCAGGCGGTTCCAGAGCCGCCCTGCTTTCTGTACTGAGCGAGTACTTGTTCCACAATCTTGGGACTTATCCCTGATCCTTCGCCGAATTCATATTTGCTTTTATAGGCCTTGATTATTGCTTGCTTGAGTCTTTCTCCCTGGAATTCTTTATTGCTGGTTATTTTTGCGAAATTAGGTACTAAGCCTGAATGGGCGGCCATCCTGTGTTTTTTACGATGAGTTAAGGACATAAAGTCCGCGCCGGATTGGACGTCAGATATTTCGGAGAGGAGATCGTCCGCATATCCCTTGAATCTTGGGTTGCCCGATTCCGAAGATCGCATGGCCCACCATTTCATTCTTTCTTGGAGTTGCTTAATGTATTCGGCTCGATTGTGTTTCGACAATTCCTCAGGTTTGAAATTACCCATACCTAGAGTAAAAGATTTGGCGAAATTAGGAATGAAGCCACCAGCTCTGCTCCTACTCGAGAAGCTCTCTCTTTCTTTCCTGCTCGCCGCCGCCCTTGGGTCTTCGTCCATAACCTCTTCCAGAGAAGGGCGAACTAGTTTCGGATCCTTTACAAATGGTTTATTGAGTCGAACTTCCGGAAACGAAAAATGGCTCCAGCCTCCAGGGTCATCCAGGCGAGCAATGAAATTATTGTAATTATTTTCCCAATATTTAAAACCTTTTTTATTCTGGCTTTCCAAGGGGAGGTTGTGCCCAGTTTCGGGATTTATTTTTAGGTCCCCGGCGGCATCGGTAATCGTCTCTCCGTTATGCACCGGAGTTCTACCAGAGACATTGGTTGAAAATATGGCTGTTCGGCCGCGAAACCCGGGAATGTCTTCGCGTGGGCTCCAATAGACGCCGCCCTTTCTGTTAATCAAGGTATCAACTAGCCCCCTGCTACTCAAGGGATCGGGCGAACCCTCTCTAACTCCTCCGCTTTCAATTATTCCCCTAGCTCCTTCCATTGTGGTTCCGTGAAAAACATCAATAAAATTAGGAACTAATCCTCTTGCTTCCCCATAATACGGAGAATTCTTGGACCAAGCTTGGGTAATTTCAAATTCATCACGACTTAACCCTGCCCCTGACATTCCTATACTCCTTTCCCCCTCTCCGGCATTTGGACTAAACATGTCAAGTGGATTGGTGCTGTGTTTTTTAGGCTTAAACTTGTGCAGGTTTAAATATACATCTTTAAGTGTTCCGTTCTTCATTCCGTCCTTGAAGCTTTTCTTCACTCTGTCTAATCCGAACCGGTCAATGTATTTCTCTATTTTTTCTTGGTCAAATATCCTCGAATTGGGAACCCTTGACTCGTGAATTTGCCCCATACGTTTAGGGTCGTATTCATACCCCGGTTCCAATGCCCTTGCAAAATTTTGAGCAACGCCCTTGTCAACACTTTTGCTCACGAAGCCAGAAGGGAGGGTAGGATCTCCTCCCTCAAAGGTCATTCCCTTTATAGGCCTTTGATATAAATATGCTGCATGATGAACTTGACCCATAGGCACTTCTTCCTTTCCTCTTATTTGGCCTAAGGTAGCGGTCTCTATCCCTTGGTTATAGCTTGCGCTATATTTTCCCATGGCATGCTTCATTCCCAGAGCCTCAACTGCCTTTACGAACTCTTCCTTTGTTTGGGCCGCCATCATTTCGTCAAATAAAAATTGTGGCGCGTTGGGCGTATCAGGAACGGCCTTTTGATGCCTAGGGCTATTCCCCCTGTAGAGCATAGTATCTCCGGCGAAATTAGGAATCATGCCTTCTGCCAAATATCCGGGCCGACGCGAATCCCAATCTATAAATCCGCCTGATTTGGGAGCCGACTGCTGTAACCCATAGTTAAATGATTGCCCCGACATTATTTCCATATCATTCATTAAACGATCATCTGCTTGCGTGGGGGTCCCCATCCTTTCGTAGTGCCACTTACCGTCCATTTTTTGGAGCCTGAATCCATTTCCTTCCGCATGCTTGAGTAAGCCACCCTCTAGGTAACCATCCCTGATCATGGCCTTTCCGGACTTATTAAGTGAATTAAACATTCCAACTGGGTTGCTTGATGTTCGACTGAATAAATTATTGCTAGCTCCGGCAATGCGATTGCTATATATTTGATGGGCTAATTGATCGAGGCGTACGGCTTGACCATCTTCCGTATGAAGTTCTCCTTTTTTACTGCTCACCTTAGCTATCTTGCTAGGCACATTGGCAGCTCCCATGAATAAGTCATTTTTTCTTGGCATCTTAGCTAGACCGAATTGAACTGCCGTCTTGCTTGCTCCAGCCAGCGATCCACCAAATCCTGCAGCGAAATTAGGAATAAGGCCTTTCGCCATATAACCTAGAAGATTGAGGTTTCCTAGATCGAACTTCCCTGGCGTTTTAAATGAGCTCCCTGTATCACTGTCCCACGAACCGTTGTTCCTATTTTTAAACTTGCTGGAGCCTACAATGTTGCGCAATAATTTCCCTACCAACTTTTTAGGCGTCAAGTCTTGATCCTTTGCCCCATATTTTGCTTCGGCGTTCTTCTCGGGAAAATCCAATGGAGCCTTTGAAGAGCTGCTCTGTGCGCCCCAGACTTTTTTAAGCTCCACCGCGTCCTCAAAGTCTTTCCACCCTGGATCTTTACCTGGATGCAATGTCTTTAGCTGGGCGAGGCTTAACGGCTGCCGTGCCCCTTTACTAATGGGGGAAAACGGGGTTATGGAAGCCTCAAACAGGGATTGATTGAAGTTATCTAAGGGCGATGGTTCCCCTTTTTTGGGAGGAGGTAGCTGAGCTAAGTTTACGGGAGGCGTTAATCCCGCATATGTGAGGCGATTTCCCGTGGGTATTGTCTTTGTGAGATCGGCCCCATATATGGCTTCTGGAATTTTTGCGCCCGCCTCAAGGTCCCAGAGGTTGGACCATGCCGCTACCCCCCCCGTAGATAGCTTTTGCCCCCTGGGAGATGGCGTCGGTGTTAGTTTCCCCGTCGCCGCCATGGTGGCAGCCGCCTTAAGCTGGGCGCCGAGCCGAAACTGGTGCCGCGTAGTCATCATTCCATATATGGAGTTTCCATTGCTATCCTTCGCATTGTCGAACCACGTCCTCCACTGACCCATCTGTTTTCTTCGAAACGGTTTTTGCTTATAAGGTAGTAGATGCTCAACTAAAGGATCGGGCAAGTATTCGGGGCGCCCTAATCGAGCTGCTAGGTCGGCGTCTAGGTGGTTGGAGCCTTTGCCGTCCTTACCCACATTGAGTTTCCCATAAACACTGGAGACGTCTGTAGACATTGCTAGATTATTCGAAAGATTACCTAAAAGCCTATTGAGAGTATTGTTCATTAGGTCCTTCTTCCCGCCTAGTAAGCCCATTAAGGAGCTCCACGTTGTGCTATTATACAGATCATACTTCTCCTCCCAGTTGGTCGCCCCTCCTAGATCCTGGAAAAACCCATGAATATCTTCATTCAAGATCTTGGTTCCTGTACCCCTCTGCGCTGATCCGGACATGAAATTCGGCACAAACCCACCTGCGACCCCATACTTTAGCGCAGCCTCGTGTTGCTCCTCTAAGCTAGCATCTTTACCCAAAAGACCCTTTCCTTGAAGAAGTCTAGCTGACTTACCCAACTTCTCCATGCGGGCGCCCTTTAGCATTTCCGGAGTTGCTCCATATTGCCTTTCCGCAAACTGCATTAATTCGTCATCACTATAAAGCCGCATGCTCTTTAGTAATATGTTCGGCTGCTGCCATTCTCCGGACTTAACCTCTACGGGGTCTAAACCCTCCCCAATCAAGTCCACTGGGAAAGTTTTGTCTCCGTGCGCACCGGGCCTTTTGCCGGTATTTATATATTTGGCGCCACCTTTATTAAGGGCCTTGGCGACGGCGTCCTCGGATGCATCTTCTCCTTTATTGCCTTTCCATGGGAGGTTAGTCAATTTGAAATCCCTTTCGAAAATCTTAGGGCCATTTTCTTGGTCAGCGATAAATCTTATTACGCTTTTAATTGCTTTAGTATGACTGCCGCCCTCTCCCTTTAATAGCTTGTCAGTTGCTGCGCTCACCGTTACGGGCTTTCCTGAGTTCACTAACTCCATCATAGCATTTCTAACCGCGTCACCTCCGGGCTTCACTTCTCGGGGATTGGCGTATAAGTGCATTTTAGATTGGTTTAACCTAAGGGCGTCTCCACTTAGAGTGGCGAAATTGGGTATGTAACCAGCAGAGGCATAAGGATCAAAGCCATGTTTTTGGGAGAAAGCATCTTCGTATGCCGACCCCGCCCTACTTTTCCTTGGGGGCATTATGGCGGGCTGCTGCATACCAGGAAATTGTTTTACTGTTTCCGCTTTATTGTAGACCACTTTCCCAAGGCCTTTTATTGACATGGAATCTACTGCTCCCGCTGAATATCCTCCGCGCGAAGCTTCTCTTCTTTCTTTGCTGGCAGAGCTCGGCAAAACCCCATGGGCGGAGCTTACTCCATCTCCATCTAAATCCACCGGGCCGGTGCCGGCTTTTACTGTCAAGTCCGGCTGCACCCCTGCTCTCAATACGGGTATAGCTAGGCGTTTAGCCAACCTTTGCTGTTCCCTCATTGCATTGGTTTGAGCCTCTATCATTTTTAATACGAAAAGCTCTTGAGCTGCGTGATCTCCAGCTAAATTGTTAAGCCCATGTTGTAGGTCTGAATTCGTGGATAGGGCCTTTACTATCGATTCTTCGGTTTGCTTAATCCTGTCTTTCTGGCCAACTATCCCCAGGACGTCCTTCAAGGATGTTCTTGCGAATTTAGCTATGTTCACAAATAATTTAACGAAAACCATCCCAAAAGCTATAGCGGCCGGACCCGTTATTATATTCCCAATACCCCTTATTAGTCCTTTGGCGAAAGTACTTCCATGCTCTTCTCCTCCCCCGAGCATGTCCGTCAACCCTTCAATGCCGCCTTTAAGGAATTCTAGAAAAGAGCCGATCTCTGGCGCGACCATAAGCTCCCCCATTACTGCCGCAAGTTCTTGTAACGCTGAAACGCTTTGCGACGCCATCGCCGCTATGGTCTTATTTAATTGTTCGTTTTTAACGGAGGCATTTCCTGAGGCTGCCGCCGATATGTTTGTAGCCTTAGCCTGCAGGCTTTGTTCTTTAGCTAAATCCCTTAGTGCGGCCCTGAAAATGTTAGCCTGAAATATTCCAGCCCCAAATTGCACTACGTTCGACTGTTGAGCCTCGGTCAAATTATCAAAATTCTTCGCTATATTTAATAAAATCCTATCGGCCGATAGTACGGACCCACTCAGGTCCTTCACTAGCATATCCATTTTTTCCAGCTGTTTTAAACTTTCTGGCCTTTGTATCCTTGTGAAGATAGTCTTTAGACCATTACCTATGACTGCTCCACCGCGAGCAGTGGTTTGCTGCAGTGCCGCCACTAACCCTATCAAGCTGTCTATTTCTACACCGGCATCTATAGCTACCGCACCCGTTCTCTCTAGAGCTTTGATTAGGTCCTCTGCACTAACGGCGAACTTTACGTCTACAGCCGCCAACTTGTCAATGATGTCGGTAGTAGTAAGCCCCGCTTCTCCAAAGGCATTCACTGCCGCCGTTAAGCCCGCAACTGCTTCCTCTGCCTTTAAGCCAGTCAACCGAGTTAGAACCAAGGCGTCGTTTGTTCTTTTTAAAACCTCGTTCATCTCTAGACCTTGACGAGAAAATTCAAGAGCTGCTGTAGCTGCTACATTAAAGGATTGAGCCGTGTTTTTGGCTACGTCAAATAGATTTGACCCAAATGCCTCAAGGGACGAGTTTGAAGCATTTAGTACTACGTTTACATCGGCCAGTGTTTTTTCAAACTTTACGGTTTCCGAAACTAAATTTTTAAAAGCATTTGATATACCATTAAGAATCCCAACTGAAGCCCCAAAAGCGATAACCCGCGCATTTGATGCCTCGAGTGATTTACTGAACTCATTCGCCGACCCCGTTATTCTTCCCAATGGCTGCGTAAAACTTCTTTCGTTTATCTTGAAGTTAACGCCCTTGCCGCTCATGCCGCCCATGACCTTGTTTAGCTGGTCGCCCGCTTTTTGCATACTACGCTGGGCTTGCGTAGTATTTACTGATAGATCAACTTCTGCTCTTATTCCTGCCATAATGCCTTATTCCTTAGGTTATATTACACTTTTTATAAGTGAATATTTTCTTTTATGTTACATTACATATTATTAGAGGTTCCATAGTGGATAAGCGGGATCAGTGTTTCCTTTATCGGTTACATATAGATTGGCCCAACGGTTAGCGCCGCTGAAGCCCCTATAGTCTGCGAATAGTGCGCCTCCTGCCCAGCTAGACGCTACCCCGGTTCCAATTTTTTGAGCCACGCTGTAACTCCTGGCCTCCCCGTACTTCTTGAGCCATACCGAGGTACTCCAGGCGACGTTGGGGACAGACGGCGTGGTGAACGGCCATGGGTTTCCAGGTATAATTATGGCTGCCCTGGTGCCTTTAGTCACGTATACTGCGGCGGCTTTCTTTTGCGAAGATGTCCCGCCAAGGCTAGACGCATCTCTTAATACAGGGTCACGGCATGGAGAGAATGAGTAGTCGGAAACCTTCCCACCCGCTAGGGTTAGCGCCACCCCCATCATGGGATATGTATTTTGAGATTGTATGCGTATATTGGCATTAGTATTGTTTACTTTGTTTTTTATTGCAGAGAATAGGTTAGTTCCGTTTGTGTTGCCCCCCATATAAGTCGCCAATGCATCGCACTCGATTGCCGTGGTCAGAGAGGTTTTCAAGGATGACGACATATTGGCATATGAAACTCCATCCCCATCGTTATACAGCTCTCTAACCTCTTCGGCTGATATGGCTCTCCCCCATACTGCCGCCTGATCTATTAATCCGTTCCAGCACCAATCGTTCTGGTACGTAGACGCGTACAGAGCTCCAATCTGCGATTGATTGTGTTCTGCACCACTGTCCATCAAGGATATGACGGCAGTGGCTATTCCGTTTACGTAAAGCGCTGCGGTATTGTCTAGTCTGACTAGCGTCAGGCAAAACCATTGGTCTAGTCCGAATGCTGAATAAGGCCCCGTAGACGCCCGAACGCTAGCGCAAGGAGTCCCCGGAGTTCTATCGTAAAAGAAAGTAGAATTCAATGTTCCTACAATCGCATCACTACAGGTTCCATCGTTGGAAACGTTTGAAGTGTCCCCCTCGTCAACCACGGGAACTGTATAATTAGGCCCTCCGGGGAGGCTATCGGCATCCGGTGGGGTTCTCCCGATGTTCGACCAACTGTCGCAGTCTCCGCTTTGGCACCCCGGCAGCTCGACAGTTACGGTTGCTTGAAAGTAGGTGTCTACTGATTTGTTATTCGAGGTTCCTGTTACTGTTATAGTGGCGGCCCCTATATTGGCGACATTAGTAGTGGGGCTAACTGTTAATACATCCCCATTGACACTTACTGTCACCTTGCTCGTGTCGCTCGACACCGCCGTTTTTATGATGGTATCGCCATCTACGTCGCTAAATGTATTGGATAAATCATATTCTACATCAGGAGCATCTACATAGGTAGCTAAATTTGATATTGGATTTACTACCACGGGCGCATTATCATCAAACACCGTAACATTAAAAGAGTCCACTACGGAAAACCCATTTGCCGTTGCCGTTACCTCAACCTGGGCGGTCTGGTCGGTCGGAACAATCGCAGCAAAGGTTAGGTGGACATCAGTCCCCACCAGTGCCGCATTCACTACGTTGGCGTTACTGCTCAACACCGAATAGGTCAAACCGCCTCCAGGCCCGCTAAACACTGATGTAATCGAAATGTCTTGACTCGGAGCACCTTCGTAGACCGACAGGTCATCTATCGCATTGTCTATGACGGGTCCGGCGAGCACCTCGAATACACTAGTCGTACAAGGAGACAGTCCTGCTTCGTTTTTAGAAAAAGCCGCGTATCGCCATGTTCCGAGTTGAATGTTAACGTCCGTCCAGTAACCTTTTTCGGATGTAAAATTTGTGGTTTCAAAAAGGAGGTCGTTAGGAGTCACTAAAACATCCTCGCAACTTGTTCCATCTTTCTTTCTGTACAAAACTATAGAATTTACATTTGTTTTATTTACTGGGTTGTCCCATGCTATTAGTAAGTTTGGCATATTGTTTCACCCAAGTGAGCCGCTCATGAAAAAACCATTTTGAGTACTTATTCCAAAACTAAACCGACAGTCGACAGTAGCAAAAGACCCTACGGATTCATTTAATGAGTATCCGTCTAGTTTTGCATTATTCATAACAAACTTCAAAAAGGTGTCATGAGAGTTGGACGGTTGGCATGTAAAATCGCACTGATTATTTAAATCTATTTCTATCCTGTACTCCTCGTCATCGCAGAACAAATTTTTAAAATTACCAGTCTCAAAAGCGCTTGAAAGTATTGAGAACGATATCGTCCCCAATTGTGGAAATTTCATCTTTCTCCCGTAAACATGCGTTGACCCAAAGCCTTTCAGGTCCTCTCGGGCAAACGGTAGGGATATGTCAAAGTTCTGTATGTGGGCGGCCCCCTTAGTACAGGTGCCGGCGTTGTAGCCTGAAATTATTGGACCCCCAATGTTTAGGTTTTTTATTCTTACGTTAATCCCTCCTGGAGCTATCGCCAAAACTGGAGATTTGTAGATAGATGGGATAAATGATATGCCAGTACCGGGGTTGTCTATCATAGAGCCCGGTGTATTGGCTTGAAGATCTATTTCCTCATCGTTCTCTAACTGAATAAAGCTTTCCACTTGGGTTAGGATCTGACCATCTATTGCCTCTTCGCCTATTGGTGCTCCCGATATATCCGTACCTCCATCGGCTAGGTTTAGAGACGGGAAAGGGATGCCGTACGCCTTGTTATCCGACGCTTCAGAGTCCTGGAGCTCCATGCTGTCGTTATTCTGAAAATTTATTAATCCGCCGAGTTGATTCAGTAGGGATTGGAAGCCGGGCACTATGTTTGAAGACCCATCCGAGCCGGTTATCCAGCTGTGGCTATCAACGCAAGAATATAAGGTGTTGGAGGCCGCCATGGTGACAGATGCCTTGGCTACGTCCCCTACTCCTGCAGTTATGTTGTAATTGGTTACAAAGCAATTGCCTATCCCTATGACGTCTACCCCAGAGTATCCGTTAGCTCGATTTGCGTATCCAGTCAAATCAAAAGCTTCGTCTCCAATAACTAGGAATGCATTTTTGTCTTCTTTTATTCCCGAGTAAATGGTACCTGCCCCCAATCCTTGGCCTGCCCTTGCGATATTAAATCCAAGGATCTGTTCTTCGTGCCCATCGGTTAGGAGGTAATCTATATTTAAGGTAGTGGTGGCTTCCGACACTATTTTTCTTGCCAGAAAATCTTCGCTTCCTATCTGCGATACGTCTTCTCTTGCTACGTCGACAGAGAGCTGGGCCGACTGAACTCTATTGAAGAAATTCAAGGCCTTTGATGTCGGGTTGGCGGCCGGTTGGTCACTCAGAAATAGACCTACTGAATTATATCTTATTACTTGACGCTTTTGGCCCATATATATAAATACACCACAGCCCGAAGACTGTGGTGTATTTTAATTAAGATTTATTTTTTTAGATTACTTGCGATACCCGAGATGGCCGGCAGCGGTAGGTGCATTTTCAGCTCCGGCAAGCCCCGTCCATGCGGGAGGGAATCCCTTGATGGCGGCCTGGCTAGACTCGGACCCCGACATATAAATTCCGTTATTTGGATCGTCTGGTCCTCCCACCTGAGCGGTAAAGGTCAAGTCAACTGTTTTATTATCCCCTATCGTGCTACTGAAGCTTTCCGACTCTAGTCTTGCCCCCTTGAAGATATAACGCATGGCGACACTTCCATCTTTTCCGTCGCAATCCGAGCAGTCGGGATCATAAAGAATAATTTCCAATTCACTGGTTTCGCATCCGCATATCAGGTCGGTAAGCTTAGCTTCCTTCAAGTCCGAAAGTATTGCACTGATGGACAGGGTGGTATTGATGGGAACATCTAAGGATTTGGAGAACCCGAAAGTAGATCCAAGTCGCTGCAAGGTCGAACGACCCATGGGGACACTTATGGACGCTGATTGAATATGGGCGCTGCCTACCGCAGGGTCCCCAACTGATCCTGATACTTGTTTGGAGAGCAAGGAGGAATTGCTGAGATTGATTACGATATCCCCTGGGCGTAATGCCGACACGTCGCCACATCCGCTGTAACCACTTTTGGACGCAGGCAAACTGTAAAGTCCAGTACAGCCAGAAGCCTTGGAGACGCCTTTTTGGCCACCGCTCCATGCGGAGCTAACCAGGTTTCCGTTCACCATGTCTATGGCGGGCAAGTCATTCCCGGTTTCCCCGAAGGCACTTTGTATGTTCATTCCTTCTACGGTGACGCTAGCAGTGGGGATTCCTCCTACTGAAAGATCTACGCTGTAGTCGGTGATATAACCGTTCCCTAGACCGATAACGGTCTTTTCTAAATTCTTTCCGGCTTCAGACAAACTTACGTCGCCTCTTACTGCGTCGCGCGCTTCAGGAACTGTAAGTACGAAATAATTATTTCCAGCTTGGTACATCTCAGGAGAGAGGTGACCGCTGAAGGAGTTGGTTGTGCCGTCAGTAACAAATTCCAACATCCTTTCGTTCCGCCCGTCCACTAGGTAATAGCTAAAGTCAAGGTTTACCGTCGGACTATCAATTACGATACTGTCAAGTCGAGCGAGTTGACCGAACTGATTGACGTCTTGTCGGTTTACGGTGAACCCGTAGTTAGCGGTCTGCACTCGCTTAAGTTGCTGAATGATAGTGCCGTGATTCCTTGCGTAAGTGGTTTCTGCGCCCGTAGGATTCCACTCGGGCCAAGCTGCTCCTACACTCCAGCCAACGGGCTGACCCTTGTTGTTTGTGGGGTAGGTTGATTGGGATACGTTGACGGGTGGGGTCATTAACCCCACAGCGTTCTGCCCGGTGTAATGATAGCCCGTGGCGTCCGGGCTGATGAACAGCGCTTCTGATTGGTAAATTACTCGATTTCTGTGTACGGCCATTTTTTTATCTCCTATATGAATAGATGGTGTTTAACATAAATTACATTGTAAAGTATGCTTTGGGAAATATTTTCTTCAAGTAGATCTCGGGAATCGGGCTTGGTTTACTTCGAAGTCGACAAAACCTAGGTATAGGTCGGGATTGGTGGTCTTTGTTAGTCGGTCGCTAATCTTTGATGAGTTCACGTCGTCAACGAACATCAATCTAGGTATTATTGCTGAGTTTCTTGCAGTTTCCGTATAGCTAAAATAGCCCGTTTTTAAGTCCCCGTATTCGTCCAGTGGGTAGTCGTTATACCCAATATTCACCACCCCTGCGTTGAAGGAATCTGCGCATAACGCCATAACGCCATCTAGTTGATATAGATTCTCCGCAAAGAATATTACCCTGTAATACATATGGGTCATATCTTCGCCCCCAAAAGCGAAGGGAGTATTGAGGGTTCTTTCCATAGACGCAAAGGCCGCTGGAGCAACTTGCTCATAGGGCACGAGCCCAGTTCCCTTGCCGTAGGCCGGAGTAGTTCTGCTGTTGACGTTGTATTTGTTTTGTATTACTAAATTTTCTTCCGTATCGTCCGCTAAATAAATATTAATATCTTTTACGGAGAAAGATCCTGTTATTTTAAGGGAGTCGTATGTCGCCGGAAAAGAAGCTCCGCTTAGTAGTACGCGACCATTGTCGAAATCCATCTTAAGTCCGCTCTGACCTCTTTCGCAGAAGTTATAAGCTCCATCTCCCGTGTCAATGTATACGCCGCTAGGGATGGTGGCTCCAGCCACATCTCCGTCATAAACCCATTGCTTGTACTCACTGTTGTAAGATACTAGCCCATTCACTAGGTCGTCTGGGTATTGAGGTAGTCTTTCGTCTGGCTGATAGTAAAAATGTCCAGTCTTATTTGAGTAGGCCTCCCCTTTATAGCATAAGTGGTGGTCTAGCCATAAAGCAAAACTGGTGGTAGCTTGGTGTTGGAATTGCGGTTTCATGTATTAAGCTAAGCCGTTTTCTATTTTTAGAAATTTCTTGTTCCATTTGTTTATAAACGAAGATACGTAAGGTGAATTGCTGAATCCGCCCCCTCTCACTGAGCTGTGAGCCTGGATTCCTGCTCCAGACCTACTTTTTTCGCTAGGCTTATGTAAATATTGACCCAGACCGGAAAGGCCGCGCTCGATTCTTTGAGCCCAGCTAATCCCAGGCGCCCATGGAAGCGGCGTAACTGCGAAAATCTCTTGAGGGCTCGGTAGGGTTATGATCAATTTCATTTTTCCCCTGGTCGACAAATTGGTAAATCTATAAGTTGTCTGATCCAATAACACTACGATAGGGTCTATTGGGCTATCCCCTAACCCAAACCCTATAAATGAAAACAAATTCCCATACCCCCCTAAGGTTCCGCTTATATTCGAGGACCCGGGGCCTGCAAGGATTTCCCTAGTAACGCTTAAATTTAAAAAATCTTTTACCATTTCTTTTTTTGCTCTATCTATTTCCTTGACAACCAGTTGTCCGTTTCTAAGCTTTAGGCTTTTTTCTATAGCCGATTTGTTGTTTTTTTTAGCCAAGCTGGATTTCAATTCCCTGGAGAACTGGGCGGGATTAACTGTAAACTTTACCCTCATTAATCCGTAGGTCTCAGATAGTATGTATAAAATTTGGGTCGGAACAGCCCGTGAGGCCTAACATCTGTTACCTTAAAGAATAATCGCCCGTCTATTTCCACTCTTTTGGCGTTCTTGAAATAAGCGTACCCTTCGGGATCTAATTTTATCCGCACCTCTCCTATGTCATGTTGCACCTTGATCTGGCTATTCACCTCGGAGTCAAACATAACTTCTTTTTGTTTATCCATGTACAGTACTCTGGCGGAAAGAGTCTTGAATTGGCTTTTTCTCACTATTTTACTAACCCCTTTTACGTTGTTGTACAAAAAGTTGAAATTAGGATCCGTGCTTACTATTATTTTCTGAGACTCTTTGTACGCATATATCGTCCTAGCGAAAGTATCGTGCATATCCTGCATTACCGCTTCGTATACCGCTTTTTGGGCGGATGTTAAAAATGATGCCATAACCCTATATACACTTATTTATAATACACTTATGGTTGAAAAAATAAATATTAAATTTACTATTGTTATAGGTATAAGGTATGGACGCTAACTCGGCATTGGTTTATTCAAGCAATAAAAGCACTAAGGTGTTGTTTAAGTCTTTTTTGATATTAATCGAAGATTTAAATAAAGATCATGTTATTAATTTTGGTAAATTGCGCAAGGCTTTACCGGAAGAGTATGGCTCGCTCATTGATCAAGCAGATTACTTTGACCAGCATAAACTACAGTACCTAAGGAAAAAGATACTGGACATGGGCAATGAAACTATTCGCAATCATGAGACTGAATTAGATAATTTTACTATAAGTTTTAGGTTTTAAACATATTATACAAGGAATAAGGATAAACAATGGATAAAAAAATAATATATCAATTCGAGATCAAGAAAGAAGAAGAAGTAGAGGAGGAATCTACCCGCAATAAGAAAAACAAGGAGACGGGTCAGACTGAAAAAGTCACTACATCTAAAATAGTAACGAAGGAAATTCCTTACAAAATAAAGATCTACGAACCCTCTAGACGCCAGGTAGAGGACGCTGATATGGAGTTTAGCATTGAGATGAGTAAGTGCATAAAGAAAGGAATACTTACCAAGGCAATGCTTGCTAAGAAATATAGTGATAGCGGCGGCCTTCTTACCGAGGAGGACTCCAGGGACCTTATTCGCCTCTATAAGGAGCTTGCGGAACTTCAAAACGATCTAGGACGCATAATGTCAAAAAAGAAGAAAAGCCCTGAGGAAAAGGAAAAGGAGGGAGACCTTACTGAAAGGTTTGCCGAGACCCGCAAAAAAATCGTAGATCTTGAAACGACTTATCAAAACGTCTTTAATCATACGGCCGACACTAAAGCCCAGAACAAGACCGTAATGTGGTACCTGCTGAATCTTTCTCACGTTGAAGCTCCGAGTGGAACCGAAGAGGCTCTTTTCCCGGGGGACACACCCGAGATCAAAGAGGAGTCTTATTATGAAAAGGATGAGAGCGGTGATGAAATATACGAGCTGGCCCGAGAAAAACTTATGACCTTTATCAGTTTTTGGTATTTTAGCCAAAATGCATCCCTGGAAGATTTCGAGAAACTCGAAAAAGACATCGACTCCGGAGATCTATGATGGGTGGAGTCTAAAGATTATAGGCTCATTCTGAAGGAGATCGTCGACGGATTCTCCACTTATTTCGTAGGCGAAGAGAAGCATTACATAAAACACCAGTCGGTTGCTGATGTCGTAGACTTTGAGTCCGTCTATGATATGCATTACAATAAGGCCCAGACCCGTGGGCTACCCACCGAGAAGGAGATTTTCGAATCCCTCGAAAAAGAAGGCATATGGACAGCCAAGGATGATGCAGAAATCGAAAAGCAATCATTCTACGCACAAAGCCTTCAGAAAAATAAAAAAAATCTATATCTGAAAAGTGCCATAAATCAAATAAACACACAGATTAAGGAGGCCGAGGAAAAGCTCCAAGTGCTACTTAATCAAAAGCAAGACTTAATTTCCAACTCTTGCGAAAGATACGCGGTAAATCGAGCAAATGACTTTTACATGTTCAGCAGCTTTTTTAAAGACCGCGACCTAGCTTCCCCCTTGTATACTAAAGAAGAATTTGAATACATTACTGCCAATAAAGTTAAGGGATTAGTAAATACCTATAATAGGTTCCACGAGAAGTTCTCCGAGAAGAATATACAGCATTTAGTTCTTCAGGATTTTTATAAAATATACTATTCCTTTTCGGAGAGTTCTACGGATTTTTTCGGATCTCCGGTCGTCAAATTAACCAATTTTCAATTAAACCTTATAATCTACACTCGTGTGTTTAGTAATTTATTTCAACAACACGATGATATTCCCGAGAAAATACAGAAAGACCCGGATGCCTTATTGGATTTCTCCAACTCTACCGAGGCCAGAGAGGAAATCAAGAAAAAGATGACGGAAACTGATGCTGGGGGGTCCAGTATCGTAGGCGCCACCAAGGAAGACCTTGAGGAATTGGGGATTTCCGCGAGCGCGGGAAAATCGCTTGAGAGCGCAGCAAAAGAAAAAGGGGGCAACCTATCAATGAAAGATTTAATGGATCTAAGTGGGGTTTAGATTTTTAAGTGTATATACTTTAAATACAAACAACATATAGGGCAAAAAAAATGGATGATGAAATAGACATAACAAGACAAGATGTGGATGGCTATCCCCTGGACCTATTCAGCTATCTTTTCACGGATAGATTCGTTGACGGCACCTGCTGCATATTGAAGAAATAATAGAAATGGCCACTTATATAAAAATCAGAGAGCTTACCCCTTATGCTGAGGCCACTGGAGTATTTAGTGGAGACATGCTGGCTTTATCTCTTGATACTACGACTGCAAATAGCCCTCATTCCGTTCAGGGGACTCAAAGAGCAACTGTAGAGCAAGTTGTAAGTTCTTATAATTTACAGCAAGCTGCAGCGACTGCCGCTGAGGCTGGGATATCTCAGGGTGATCTTGCTGATCCCGATACAGTACTCCCGCCCCAATCTGTCGTCACGACCTGGGATCCCGTCGCCCAAGAGTGCATTACGACTAACGACCCCCCTTTGACGGCCAGAACTTTTGCCTCTGCAGTCAAGCTTGGAGGAGGGCTAGAATACACGCCCAATGTAATCTCCCAAGATGCAGATGGCTGCAAGACATATGACTATACGCTTGGCTTTGCTAGTAGTACGAGCTCTACCACATTTAACCTCGTAGTGTCTGGAGGAGCTACCGATGCGGAACACAAAATTACATCGAACGGATGGGTGAGTGGGAGATTTTCAACTCTTAAGAGCGCAACAGACTGGATGACCGTAAATATAAGCACTGCGACAGAGATTAATTTTCTAATAGCGGGAAATGTGGAGGAGGTCGCTAAACCGTCTTACTACAACATTGGAAGCGACACCATTCAGACCATCAATTACTTGGCTTATAGCGCTTATTCCCTGACTTACGACCAAAACACAAACATGCCCGCCAATAGCGACTCTCGATGGGCTTTTGGGTATACCGCTTACGCCGTAAATGACATCGTTCAATACACCGGAGGAAATGGCATAGTAGGCGATTGGAATTTGTATAGAGCCACAATGAACGCTGTCGGCTCCGCGCCTGAAGTGGATGGTGTGACCCAGGTCGGGTGGGAAAGAATGACGCCAGCTAAGACCACTGGAATGGCGGCGGTCGACCCTAATGGGTTTCTCCCTAATAACCCTATTTTCGATTATAGGCCGACAATTACATTTACGCAAGCTTCCACGGATGCCGGTGGCTTCAGCTACTTTTGGTTGGCGCATGCAGGGGAAACTCGATTCACGCATTTAAAATTAATCTTCAAGAACGTTAATCCGGTTGGCCACCAAGGCGTACTGCGCCTGATACGGAAGTCAGACCCTTACTTTCTTAGTCTCGCCGCAAGTGAGATTCACATAAAAGGAAACCCTTTATCCCAGGTCTTTCAGTTAATAAACAAATCAAAGATTCGAACGTATGCTAGCGCCCCGATGGGGTTGTCAAGCGTTCCGGATCCGTATAACGTTACTGGAGCGGCTAATGCGTACGCTCCTCTGCCCGGTCTTTATCTCAGTGTCAGCGGGTCAAACATTGGTTCAGTTGTTCAAGCCATTGATGGAACTCAAGCCTTACTGGGTAATGACTACTGGTCAACTTTTGGCACTTTCACGCTAAATGAAACCCAAGAACTCTCAAGACTCCAGTGGGGCTCGGGACTAAATCAGCTAACCACTTGCGTAGAGGCTCTATCAAGTTCACAGGTTGGAGGTAATACAGCTATGGCGATGTGCCCCGGAACTACTTTTGCCGCCGGTGGAGTCGGTCTTACCACTAATGCATATTCTGGTGCCGGCTTTTTAGGGTTAGGCGGAGCTTCTCCGAACTTTGCACCCGTTGCGGCTCGTCAGTTTATTTCGAATAACACTGTAGCAACTTGGAATAGTGGACACCGCCCACCCTTAGCGGGTAACACCAGTCTCCCGAACAGATGGCCTGGAAATGTTATGACCGACCTAAATGGAATTGCCAGCGGGGACGCGTTTATTTCATCGACATATACGGCTCCTTTATCTTCTATTGACTTGCCGACATATGAACGTTATCCGGACTACTTGCCGGCATATTAACCCGAATTAATACGCAAATGTGTTACAGTACGCGCCGCCTGTTAGGTTGTAGGTGTCAGCTCCGGCCACTTGCCTAGGTTGAGCCCCGTAAAGATTGTAGGCATATACGAGCTCCGTTATCTTCTTGTCGGCCTCTCTGGCCATCTCGCGGTACTCTCTAGCTGCAGAACTTCTTTCTTTGGCTCCAAACGTACTTCTTTGTATGGTCGTATCCCCCTCCTTCAGGACTGTCCAGTCGCTTGACCCCATGGAAGACGCCGAGGTTTCGTCGTAAAGGCCCCTGAGCACCCTTCTCGCCTCTTTAAAGTAGTAATCCTTAATGTATATCTGTACAAGTATGTCCTTCTCCTCCTCCTGGAGGAGCGGGCTCGGGCTCCCGCCACTGGCGAATCCGAAACTTTGATTGATTAAAACGTTAAGCTGACCCAACGTGCCGCTCAAGCACCCCGAGGTAGTGGTGAGCATAGCACTCTTTTCTGCAGTGCCAGTAATGTAGTCGAAGTCATACTCTACGACCCCGCTAGCTATTTCACCTATCTGGTTTAAAGCCATTAAAACCCTTCACTCATAAGCTTCAAGAGCTTTTTGCCTTGCTCGGATTCCGGGTCAACTATAGGTTTAGTTACCTGAACAACTTTCTTAGAGCCGCCATGAGTGTATTGGTTGAACGCTTTACGGATCTTGTTTTTAAGAGTTACTTTTGTTCCCGATGGGAAAACCCCGGCGTTTACGGCTAGTTCCTGTAGGTTGGTCAGTTGCAATTCATCAAGGGTAGCCTCTAATTCCTCTGTAGAACTAACGCCAAACGGGTTGGTTTCCTTGAATCCTAGAATATCCTCTAGGTTTCTAGCTTCCGCAGCTCCTTCGACGGAATGATTTACGCCGTCGCTGAACTCTACTTCCTTGGTTTTCTTAGCCTTCTTGGTCTTGGGTGGTGTTTTTTTAGTCATAGTTTTTCCTTGTTCCAATGTGTTGTACACAAATATACTAATATCTAGAAACAAAAAATCCACCGTAAAGGTGGACTTTTTGAAAGTTGATGTTGATTTACTATTAGGAGACTATCCTAATACCTGTAAGAACTCGGTTGTCAAGAACCATGCGGCCTTCTTCCAACGAACCGTAGTATCCAATCTTTTGTTGACGAACGCTATATTGATCATCAGCAAGAAGAGTAAACTCGGAACCTGTTTCAGAGTCAAGAGCGACTGCACGGAAGAGAGACTCACGAGTACGGTCGAGCCCGATGATAAGATCCTTGTCGGTTTTGCCGTCAGCAGCATTCCATACCTTGGTGTACTTTTGGCCTTCGCCGAGCTCATTAATCTCCATGATGGAAATTCCGTAGAACTGAGGAACACCAGCGTTACGATAAATTTCGTTGCGCATGTCATCAGTAGCGGGAATCCCAACTGCAGCTTGTCCAGCAGTGCTGGTTACGGACTCAACCCCAATTTTGGTATTAATTGGGTTGTAAGCCATAGCCCGAAGACCTTCAACAGCCTCAGGAGACATAATAAGGTCGGTAACGCCCTTAATGCGACTCTCAGGAGTTCCGCCGTCCCATGCAGTGTTGATTCTCTTGGCGAGAGTCAAAAGCCTATTGAAGTCATCGAGGATAAGAGTAGTACCACCAGATGCAATTGTATGATCCTTGCCGTTAGTCTGAGCGTCGGCCAAGCTACCTAGAACTAGGTTAGCTGAAGTTGCCTCTTGTTTAAGGAGAATCTCTTGAGCTACTCGAGTAAAGGATTTTCCAACGACGTCCAAGCGTGACTTAGCTGCATAGCGTTTGTCGAAGTCGACGGCGCTATCCAATCGGTAAGTCGTGAACTTGAGTTCCGAAGCGGTTGGCGTAACAGTATTCGTGGGAAGACCCCCGGGTACTGAAGTACTGTAAACCTTTACGTAGTCCGGCGCCGTGATATCGTAGTAGAGATCAAGCGGGATGCTTGGGTTGTCCATTTCATTGAACTGGAAGGTCGTGAAGAGGTTGCTCAACGTGGGAGCAACATTAATAACTTCAGCCAGTACAGGACCAATAAACTCTGCCAAAGCCATTTGAGCTTCGTAAGCGACGTCTCGGTTGCGAGAGGCCATTGCTTTTACGAGTTCGACCTGTTCGTCTGTTCTTTTAAGTGTGATTTTCATTGTTAATCTGCCCTCTCGGTATTGTTAAAGTATTATTGGCAATTGAGTTGTATGACTGCATATTTTCCATTGCTTCCAGCGGCCCCGGTTCCTACCGAGGCGCCAGCGAAGTAATCCGTGGAAACTCCTCGGTTTACCCGTTGGCCAGTAGCGATGACCTTGCCAACTTTGCTCCCGAGTGCAGCTGTATCAAATTTTCCTGCTGTTGCGCTAGCATACACTGACTGGCCTATCGATGTTGGACCAGTAGTGAAAGAACCGGAAGTATCAAGAGTAATGATCCCGCGACTCAAGACCGGTACGGCTTGTCCGCTAATCACCGCTTGCATCTCAATTGCCTTTTGGGGGTAATAAATTAGTTTCTCTCCGTTTTCGTCATGCGTCAGTGTTTGACGAAGGGTGACTCCCAGGGCCGCATCGACGGCGTTGGCTTCATTGACCTGAAGTGGAACCGAAGGATATTTATCCCGGCCTACGAAAGGATAGTCTGTCTTCCCTAAGTAGTTGTCGCCTTGGCCGCCGTCATAAGTTATGGGTTCCTGGGTCATGTCCCCGTTGGAAACCTTTACCAATACTCCGGCGTCATTGCCGCCTGCGGTGAAAGGCGTTGCCATTGAGTTGGTGCCGGTTGGAAGAACGGCGTAAAGGTTTACGACGTCTTGTTCTGCGTATTGTCTGAATGGTAATAGTCTAATGGCCATTTTATTATTCCTCTATATTAGTATTGAATTGTTACGTTTTCTTTGGAGAAAGCTTTTTTGAATTTTTCCCTTAATGAGATGCCGTCTTCTGTAGAGGAGCCGTTATTATTGGCAATAACCTCTTCTTCTACTTCAGTGTTTTCCATAGCCTCTTCGACTACTTCTTCAGTGGGCTCCTCAGTGGCTTTGGATTGAGACAGTTCGGTCAGTCGTTGCTGGACCTGTTCCTCAACCTTTTCCTCTAGGGCTTTTTCTTGCTCTTCCGCAAATGCCTTAGTCTTGTGTTTCCACATAACCAAAAGCTTTTCGCGGTAGTCTGCATAAGCTTCTTCGCTTACATCTAAATTTTTTAAATCCGAAGCGAGAACGATTCGATCTTCGTCTTCGAGTTGAAATTCATCATCGAGTTCGCTCATCCGGTCATTGAACTTATCAGCTAGCTCGCGAGCTTCGATTTGAGTCTTTAGCTTGGAGATCTCCTCGGAAGTTCCCGAGAGTTCCTTCTTTAGGCTCTCAATCTCTTCAGTTGCAGCCTCCGAAGACTTTACTAGATCTTCTTTTTCTGCAGTCAAAGACTCTTTATCTTGTTTCCATTGTTCGTTCTTTTGGACGATGGCATCATGAAAAACTTTAGTGATGCTCGCAATAGCTTCTTCCGAAAGTTTCTTCGAAGATGCTTGAGCCTCAAGAGTTTCGGTGATTTGTTCTAGAATTTCTTTTTCCATAATGTTTCGATGGTTTGGTTTCTTGTCTAAAATTACATTGCCTTTTGGGGAATGGGAACTTTTTTCTTTTAAAATATTGTTTTTTATTTCGATTTTGTCGAACACGGCATCGTCTGAGGATTTTATTCGAAACTGGCTGGAGCTGTCTTCGTCTAGCGTTACCCCTTTTACTTCGGCGGCTGGATTGGCGGTGAATCCAATTCCTAAAGGATAGATGCTTCCTTTTATCAACCGATGGACTTGAACCCCGTCGTCAGTCTCTCCTGTGCCCCCATAAGCTTTAAGGAATTGCCTGAACTCCTCCTTTTGATCCTCGTCGCTGATTACTTCTCCTTCTCTAAGATTAGCGTTTCCTAAGACAATGTCGTAATCATTAAACCCGACCTCCCAGCTGGCAGATACTTTTTGATAAAATTCATCTTCCGAATCAACTGATTTTTCTATAAGAGTTGCGAATTGAGGATTTACCGTTTTATAGACTACTGCGGACAACGCTATGTTGAACGGTCCATCTTCGAGTTCAGCCTCTTCTTCGCTAATTATCTTATTGTCCCCGAAACTAGACAAGGAGGCTCCCACTATATGCCCCACAACTTTATTTCTTTGGTGCTCTATGTTGGTTGGCTTGTGAATAAAGTAATCTTTTATAGCTAAAGCAGTCCTCGAATCAATGCCGTCTCCATTCTTATTAAATCTATTGGCCACCGCAGCGTTGAAGGCTACGCCTATTAGGTCTATGTTTTTAGTAAAATCAATCCCCTCCGGTATTATGTCCCTCAACGGGTCTAAGGACGCCGTAGATAATATGTCTTCTACTGAGTCTGTGGATGCCTGTATTTCTTTTGAGAAATTACAAATGTATTTAAACGGTAAAGCCATGATGTAGTCTATTACACAATTATTCTACATCTGTGTTTAAATTCTTACTATGATATAATATGGATGCGGGATAAGAGACTAAGACATGCGCTTCGGCCACCTCGAGAACCTCAGGCATTACATCGAGTTTCTCTATATGGTTAAAGTCCTTGATGCATTTATCCGCTTCAGTTTTCCAGTCTGAGGCCTTGGTCGACATCACGATACTCTCGGTCAGTGAATCCAGCATCCCCTTATGTTCTTTAGATAGGCGCTTGCGATTGAATTGCTTTTTAAGTGCGGTCTCGGAATGCTTTCGCAAGTCCTCTATATCATATACTACCTGCTGTATGTCTTTTCGGCAGTATAGGTCTTTTATATCTTCCGACGCAAAAACGCCGGACGGATTCGTTTTTGTTCCGGCTGGGCGCCCGGGCTCTTGTGACGGGGTAGACGGCTTCTCCACTGGCACATCGTCGTCCATTATCGGTTGAGCTACGCTAAGAGGAGTATAATACCCCTTTTCCCTTTCCTTAACGAATTTTTCTTGCGCCGCAGGAAGATCTTTTGGGTCCGGATAAATACCCTGCGTGAGAGCGGTCATCCCTTGTTCTGGCGTTATAATCCCCATTTCTATCAACCTAGACGCTACTCGCTGAAGTTGAACTTCGTCTTTGATATCTATCTCTACGAACTTAGGGGTTGGGAAATTGCGAAGTCCCATCGCGCGACAAACGTTCTTTATTTGGGGCTGCATGAAATCATTTAAGAAAGTATTCCTAGCCTCCTTTAGTCTCTCGAGAAAGATTTGAGCTTTAACTTGAGTGCTGGAGTAATTCTCCTTGCCTACGATTATGTTTTGTAGCCCCTCTTTGATGTCCTCGTTAACTATTTGGTACTTAGTGGGCCCAAGAACTTTGTTGAGGTCTGGAATAATGAATTCAGCTTTAGTTGTATAATCAGCAATTAAGGCGCGCCCAATGCTCTCGTTTTGAAAAAGAGATTGCATTGCTCTTAGATTGTTGGGATTAATGCCTCCCTTATCGGGGGTATTGCCCATTGTCACTAAAAGTATAACATTCTCAATAGTACGAGTGATAGCCTGGTCAACCTTCTTTAATTCTAGCTTCCAATTTATATCGTCAAGAACTGGGAACCCAAAAGGTATAGCAAAAGGTTCATAATCTTGTTTTTTATAAAAAGAAAATAATAGCTTATGAGGGTCAAGAGATACCATTACTCCATTGTTCATGAATTGGTTTTGCTTGATTTTCTCCCTTGCGTCTTCAGGCAATGCGTTAAAGACCTCTTTATCATACTCTGTCTGGGGGTCTTTTAACCTTTCGATATCATACTCACTCAAGAGCTTTTTATATATACCGTACTTAGAGTTAAAGGTTAAGGCTCTATCCGCTACAAAATCATAAGGATTCAGAAATACATATTTTATAGGAAGTTTTTTAATTGTAAGGCTTTTGCTGTCTGCTGCGTATATTTGATTAAGCTTTATCAAATCCTCACTACCAAACTTGCCGTCTAGCTTATACATAAAGACGTTACCGCTTCTGAAGTATTCCCTAAAGTACTGATCCTTAACCCTCCATATATGAATCCTTTTCATCCATTTATCTATGAAGTCCCTAGACTTCTCAGACCCTCCCTCTAGATAAAGTTCTGAGTTGGAGAATTCAGCCATTATGTCGATTGCATTGCGAAATATAGGAATATTTGCATAAGCCTTTTGGCATAGTAGAATCGACCCCCTGGGGCTGACATACCCATCCTTGTATGAGTAAGGTAAGCCGGACTCCTCTATGTTGGCGTACTTGGCCGGCTTTGGGGCGCGCGTGATTCTGTTTATTCTTGACGTGGTAGATCCCGTATCCGATACCTGACCAACGTTTCTAGAGTAAGCCGCCTGAGTGTAATACGCATCCCCAGCTGAAGCTGGAGCTATTTCGTCGTGAGAAGTCGGGCTTATTGTTTCCCTTAGCAACTCGTCCAGGTTTTCCTGCTTTTCCTCTTTCGTTTTAAATCTATCCCAATACTCTGATTTTTTTGTATATCTTCTAGGCATACTTGATAGTACACCTAATAACCCAAAAGTCTAAAGAAAAGTTAAAAGTTAACTTTGAGACATTGCTCTACACCATCATCGGAGTGAAGGTGGCCGCCACATCATCCACCTCCTTGGCGTTTACCATATCGTAATAGACCTTTATCATCCAGTTACCCAAAACCAACGCAGAATAGGAGTCCTTTCGGGCTTTGCCCGGGCCCGTCTGCCTTCTTAGGTTATGAGGTAGCCCAAAGGTTTGAGTTCCCTGAGGAGAAGACGTGACCTGTATTAGGGCGCACTGGTTCTTGGTATAGTTTATCATGTCGTATTGGTGGTCTACGAAGTCTATCATTTTAGCGGAGCCCTTGCTTTTTAAGTGCTCTTTTTGGTTTGGGATGAATATCAACTCGTCAATGGGTATCCGTTTTGCAATTTGTATGTGATAATTCTTATCAAGGGGACGAGTGCCAAACCACATTCTCTTGTGGTCAAAGTTGGCTTGCAACAATTCATTGGACTTTCTTATCCAGTCCGACGTAGCCTTGCGTAATACACAAATTCTTTTACTGTCTATATCGTACTGTTGCTTGGCCTCCATGAGTACGGACTGATAATTTTCTATGTTGTCGAAATCGGCAACTATCTCTTGAATGTTTATTCCTGCTTTATTAAATGTTTCGCTAGCGTTTGCTGCTTGAAGAAACTGTACCCCTCCACCATAATCCCCTACTATGGCAACTATATTAAAATGAGATAACAAATAATGAAAATAATTTATATGATCATTCATTTTTAGTCCAGGTACCGCATAACTATGAACGAGGGCTCCCGTTCTAGTATTATCGTTGAGCTTGAATACTTGTATGGCGAAATCGTCCGAGCTTTCACTCTCGGCCCAACTGGGGTCAAACGCCAGAAGATATTTAGAGTCCCTATCCCCCGCCACCTCCATGCAGGGGGTTTCCCCGTCAGGAACCGTACACGCCGCCATAGTAGACGTCTTGAAGAAGCCGGAGCTATCGTCTGTGAAAATAGCGTTGAATTCACGGTCGAACTGAGACTGACTCATTGTCTGTTTTGATTGGTTGATCAAGTTTTGATCATACAGGTCTAGTGGAGCTACATCATAACTGAAATGCATAATAACCCGCTTTGCGGTATCTGTAGACCCCTTCCCCGGCCCTTCGAGGATAAGCCTCTCAAAAGTTTCGTATACCTTGTATAAATACTCAAATTTGTAGCTAGCGGAAGACAGGGCTATCAGCTTATTGTTAGGCCATTTGTACCGGTCCTTTTCTTCCATTTTGCCTTTGGAGATAAGATTGTCTTCGAGCTTTCTAACCTTTTCTCTTTCTGTCGGGTTTTGGACCACACTTAAGAACGGAAGGATTACCTCGTTATAAATATTCTGAGGCATTAATAAAAATTCATCTATGATAATTCTGTGAAATCTAAAACCTCTTAGCTTCGACCCGTCTCCCAGGGGCAGAGCTATTATTTTAGAGTCTCCTATCTCCAATGTCCATTGGTCGTTCTTTTTTGATTTTTTAGTAATACATTGAGCCAGAAACTGAGCTTCCGGCTTTCCGGCTATATCCTCTATTTTCTCGAAGATCATCTTGGACTGCCGGAACGTGGCGGCTAATATACCTATTTGTACGCCCTGACTGAATATCGCATCAAGGAAAGCGTATATTGCAGTACTAAACGATTTAGACATTCCCCGACTCCATATCCCAAGAAAGTAATCCGTCTCAAGCATAGACTTAATAGCCAGATGTTGAAACGGGAATAAATCTACCCCGCCTATTAAGTTGGTTGTAAATGTTATATTTTCCCTGAGAAAGTTGTGCAAGTGGTACTTCGCTTCTTTTTCGTCTAGATACCCTTCGAGACTAAGCAATTCCTTATTGAAATCCTTCTGGTTTGTGGGGTTCCCACCTTTCCCTACTTCCCAGGTCATTGTGCGTCTATAAAATATTGCAGGTCCGTACGCCAAAGCTTTTGTCCATAAACCAATAACTTGGGGATAATCCCCTCAGAAGCCTCTCTGTCTCCCGTAAAAACAAATTGGCATTGCCTTGGGAACATGTGAGTAAGGATCCTCATATTATGCCAGACATAGGGCAGGTTGGACCTGTGCGGACCAAATATGTTTTGATTCTTTATTTTATCAATAGAACTCTCTACCGCTATGAATATATATGCGTCAAACTCCCGAGCCCTTTTTAACTCATTGGTGAATCGCTTGAATCCAGTTGTCATCGTGCTTTTGAAGTCAGATTCACTCTTTCTGTCTACGTAAGTATAATCATAGTGCGGGGCCCCTACGGCATAGTCTCCAAAGTCCAGCTTCATAGGACTTGATCTGGGAAACTTAAGCGGCTGTTGCTCTCTCGTGTCCACGAGTATTTTCACTGAGTCAAGCGAATCATCCTTCTTGAAGAAGGCTTCCATTATTTTCTTATCAAATAATGGTTTAATTTTTAATTTATTGCATGCTTTTGAATAAGAGCCAAAAAACTTTTTATACATATTTAATGGCGGCAACTCGTGGAGCTCCAGCTCTAGGTGAGTAGGGGCATACTTAAGATCCTTCTCCACTATCCTTCTTTCTAGTTGCCCTAGTATATATTTCCGGACTTCGTCGGGGTCGGCGCTTTCCGCCCAAGAGATTAAATTCTTCCTGCTCCTGAAGCCTAAGGAGAAATAATCAGACTTATTTTTAAAAGATAATAATTTATTATCATATCTATCTTTGCGCTGATAGAAATTAACATAATATTCACCTATTTCAATTTTATGTGTTCTTGAAACATGAACATGCAAACCTTTATCGGACTTAAAGGGTTTATCGCAGACCTTGCAGGTTAACTCCATTTGAAAAAAAACAAATTAAATATAATTAACTTTTTGGTGATTATGGAAGATAGTTTTCTGCATTTCCCGTTATTACCATCATTCTATTTACGCTTGTGTTGTTGTTGAATATCTCGCCAAGCACTCTTCCGTACTTTCCTAGCCCGTGGCATTTAAGCACTAAGTTACAGCCATCTCCAAGATCCTCTTCGCACAGTTCCACGATCTTCTTCTTTGCCGCAAGTCCGCGCGCTTTTTCCTTTAGATCCCGAGTTCTGGACTCTGGAGCATTTATCCCATGTAGACGCACACGCTTTTTAACAAAAATATGGAAACCCAAATCAATAACCACATCCACAGTATCTCCGTCGACATACTTGACTATTTCCTTGATAGCATAAGTGTACGCAGGATTACCAGCCATAACGAGTCATAATCTGTTTTAAACAAATAGCGCCGAACTTTTATACTTTAAACTCAACATTACCTTCTAGGCTTTTATCTTCTGGCTCTTCTAGCTTTTTGATGGTAGTGGAATATGTTTCTTCTCCTCCTACGTCTTCTTCCATTAAGTTATTTGGGCTTATTATAGCCGATAGAGCCTTTACCAGTATTGCGTCTTTTTCGGTCCTTGGGTCGAATTTATCCGACTCCTCAAATATCTCTTGTATTTTAGAGTATTCATAATCACCTATTAATAATTCTATTTTTTTCATTTATGTTGCATCCTGTTTTGAGATTCCTAGTATTCTGGCTTTCCAGCTATCCATATTATCAAGTCTAACTGTCTCTTCTTCAACTAATTTCTTTTGCATTTCCGCTAGCTCTATCATCCTTTTTCTTTCTTCTTCTATCTGGAAACTCCTAACTAGAGAGAGTATCGTGGCATTTTCATGCCTTCTATTCTTTAGTCTTTCTGCGCGGTCACCATTGAGCTTCTTTATTAAAGACTCCATGCGTTTTTCGCACTTATCGTACTCATCCGTCTTGGACTTTAGGACTTCAGCAAGACGAACCGTCATATCCTGCTGGTCTTCCACTTCATTAAACATTTGATTTAATTTTTCTATATGAGAAGATATATTTTTTAAATGTATATAATCAACACAAACATTAATGTATAGATTTATTTCATCTGATGTTAAATCCGGCTTATCCCAAGTGGCTCTTACGAATTCAGCTTCAAAAAGCTCTCTATCCTTCATGTTGGTATAATTACTTATTACTTGTATCAACCTAGGCGCCGAAAGACTTCTGACCAATGTACTAATGCACTCCCGCTCGTCATGACTTAATTTCTCCTCCTCAAGTTCCTTTATGGTAAATAGGTTTACTTTTTTCAATCCAGTAGTGAAAAGCTTTGGAGGATTGTACGCTCGATTAACTGCGCTTTCGCTATCGTGAACATAAGCTGGTTCATACTCTCGCAAGAACTCTAGGACCGCTAAATGCTCCTTGGAGAATCTTTTTACGTTGGACGACGGAAATAGTAACTCAGATATCTGAAAAGCGCTAAGGCCATTCTTTGCTTGAGCCTTCGCGAATTCCACTTGTTCGTCAGTTAGGTCTATATCGTCCACCTTGTCCCACTTTGTGGTTTCGTACTTCAAGCTAGCCTCTGCCAGGAACTCCCTCACGGCCCGACCTTCCTTAGTTCTCCCGTCTAAAGACTCGTCGCCGAACAGACTTCTTGTTAAATCTGATAGATTTGGAGTTTCCTTAAAGTTGTCTTTCAGGAATTGCTTCTGCTCGTCATTTAGTTTCATCGTCGCCAAGAAAGGTTGTCCCTTTGTTTTTCAATATTTTCATCGCTTTTTCTTTTAATAATTTTTTTAAGTTTTTGATTTGCTTGTATCCCGCTTTTCTTCCCGCTTCAGTGCTCTTGAACCCCATCTCAGCCGCCACCTCTTCATCTGTCTTATTGTCTATAAATAATAAATAAAATGCTTGAAGTTGTCTGGTGTTGAGCGATCTCTCTAACTCTTCAATTAATTTCCTAGATGCCCTTTCTATGTCTGCCCCTAAGTGGTATTCAGCTCCTCCGTCGATCTCGTGAATATGGCTATCTAGGGATAACGTTATTTTTACGTTGTAAGCGTGTTTTTTAGTATTTTCCCATTTCTTGTATAAAGGGCACGTCGAGTCCTGATTGCCGGACTCGGTGAAACTGCATAATGAAAATTCCTTATCGCTGTTAAAGGGGCAACTCAGGCAGGGCCGTGCGTAATTGCTGTAATGGTTACGCAATATATTTTTCATCTGGTTGGCTATGATTTTATTCAGCCATGGCTTGATAGGGCGCGTTTGGTCCCATTGGCTCCATTTCTTGAAGATGTGAGCTCTTATTATTTGGCAAACATCATCGAAGTCCATCCATGCAATAGAAGTCAAAAACCAATTGCGCCTCCTTTTCAACAGCTCTACATCTATCACTTCCGATAGATCAGTATAACTCAAGGGCAACCTAGCTTTTGTTTTTTCTAGGTCGGCCTCGTCGTTTTGCTGGCTTTTTTTGCGCTGGCGTTTCTTCGGCGGAGACATTAAAAACATCTTCGAATTTATGAGTATTATATCCTGTTCCATCTGTCGAGATACTATATTCCAGCCCATCTAGTTGAGGCACGTAATCAATGTCTGTTTCGTCGTCCTTAAGGGAAGGTCTACCCTCCTTTTTTGCAGCCATCTGTTCTCGTATGCTCAAGGGTCCTCTCGCCTTTGCTGGAGACCCCTTCCTGGGGTCTACTGCGCTTTTTTCACCTATGGGTACCCCGCACGACGAACAGAATTTTGGCTTAGGGCCGGTATAGGTCATCTTATGACCGCATTCAGTGCAAAATAAGTTATGCATTAATTAATTATAATAATTAAATATTAAAAATCAATTTTATTTTATACCAAATACCCTGCAACTATCTTGGATTGCCTTTTAATTAACTGGTATTGCTCTTCTTTTATATTATTAGAATGCTTTACATAATCTATCCCTAATATACCTATCATTTTGCCGTTTAAAGTTCTAATGGGCACATTCAGTATGCTCTTTACCCCCTTATGGTCCAGGATTCTCAGGAACCCGGAATCCTTTATATCGTGGATGTCAGAATAGGAGAATTTGTCGCCCTCTATTAATTCCTGGACGTATAGGTGGCACGTCGAAATTCTATGATCCTGCGAGTTTCTGTGTTCCACGCTTATGCCTTCTTCCACTACTTCGTGCGTACAGCTAAACTTTTGCTGCCCGCGCCCTGAATAATAGTACCCCCCATTATGAAATTGAAGCACATAAGCCCTGTCAGCATTAAGTTCTCTTAAGGTGTATTCTAGCGCAGCGTATACATTAACGCTTTGAGATGCGTCTTCACGTAAGGGGTCGCATTTGTTTTTCTTGGACTGCCGGATAGTGAACCACGCTACGGCTATCCCCCCCATGGCAGTTATGGCTGACGCCCAAATTTCTGGATTTCCGAAGTTCATATGATATATTACACGCGTTTGTTGTGGCTTTTAAGGGTCTTGACAATATATTTCAGTATTTCACTTCTTAATATATCGTCTTCTGTAAAACGAAAGCAATATATACCTTTCCCGCGACTTTGTTCGCTGTCGAATAATTTAATCATATCATAGAACCCAGTTTTCCCGTTAATATCACTTTGCATCATGTCTCCACAGATAATCAGTTTGGAGTTCTCCCCTATTCTCGTAATTAAAGTAACAAGCTCTTTGAAGGTGAAATTTTGAGACTCATCGGCAATTATTATTTTATTAATCCAATTGGCGCCCCGGAGGAAGTTTATCGGCATTGCTTGAATTCTTCCAGACTGAACCATCTCTTGGGCGACGGGAGTTGTCGGCGGTAGTAATTCATCCAGCTTGTCCTCTAGCGGGGCCATGTAGGGGTTAAATTTCTCTTCTAAGGTTCCGGGTAATGCTCCGAGCCCCTTGTCGGCGCTCTCGATGGCTGTGCGCACATATAGCAAATCTAGGTCGTCGTTCTTTTGCAGCTCTCTTAATGCGCTAAATACGGATATGTAGGTTTTCGTCGACCCCGCCGGGCCATCTACGAATATTATTTTAGTGTCTGGGTCTAGCCCTAGTTTTAAAAACTTCTTTTGCTTGTCGGTTAGATTTTTTCCTCTTATTGATATCTTGGATTTAAATGGATTTGAGTTAAGTGCTTGATTGTTGTCGGCTGAGGATTTTTTTCGTGGCATGACAGGTTGAGGGTTTATTTAATATAATTACACTCTATTATGTGTATTATATATATACATGGCAAATATTTCTAAATATGACATCCTGCAACTTCTAGCTAAGAGGATGCCGTTTTACACCGCAACGCAATGGTTGAAAAAACCCAACGACTTATTGGGCGGTGAAATCCCCTCGGATTTAATGAAAGAAGGGAAAATCCAGGAAGTTTACGCCGCACTTCAAAAGGAGGTAGGAGAAGATGAGTAATAATCCTCGGCAAACTGTGGGCGCAGCCGTAAGAATCAACGAAGACACACCCATTCTGAACATTGACGGGAGCACTGTCCTGAATTCGAATGGAATGATATACACCAATGGCGCTGGGAGTCGATCAGGATCCGCATTAATTGACGCGATCAGCGCAATATCAAGTACGGACATAAAAACTACGACGATTACATTTAGATACGAGTTCGGTTCCCCAACAATTCATAGGGACAACTTTACCCAATCTACTTCTGGGTCCGGAGAAATTACTATCACGATAGATTGGGTAGGGCTCGAAGCGATATGGTCAGGACTAGAGTCTTATGGGGGGGGGACTGACATAAACTCAACGACTCGGTCTATTTGGAGTGGGAAAAGTACGATCCAGACGACTGGGTCAAGTATTAACCTATTGTCGGTATCTGGCCAGACTGGGTACACCCTTCATTCTGGGAAGTCAGCCGGAACCCTTGTAACTGGCGCTAACAAAAAGATACTTGGACTGCCAATCGCGATGAGCCAGTTCAGGGTATCGAGATGGGGCAGTGGCTCAAGCGTCTTCCAAAACTACACCATTACAACCGATACCGGCATTACTGTTGTTGCGGCCCCAGAACCGCCCGCAGCCGATGTCGTAACGGTCACCCAAGAGGTTTCCGGCATAAAAATTAGCGAACTTAACGCCGCCGACTCATTAAACGACACCGACCTTTTCGTATTGTCGCGGGATCAGCCGGCTGATGGGCCGTATGATGAAAGCTTGAATGTTACATTGGAAAATCTTAAGGCGGGCATTGGGCCTCCTTCTATTCTCCAAACCGTAGCATGGGCTAATTTTAATGGGACTGAAAAACCCGATGGAAGCGCCATAGGGGCTACGGGCCCATGTAAAATTAAAGATAGCGCCACCATAACTAGCATTGAGAAAGAAAGCACGGGCACCTATCGGATTACTTTATCCCAGACCATGGCGAGCGACAACTATTGCGTGGTAGGCACAACTGGAAGGCAGGATTCGGGAGCGGGCACGATTTGTCTGGTGGAAGTAGGCGAGTTGAATGCTGACAATTTTACTCTCATAACGCGCCTTATTAATACGGGCGGGGTCCCTGTTGACCAATCTTATATGGGTTTTGTGGTTATGGGTGAGCTACAAGCGTAGTTGTTTAATAGCACTACTATTCATGACTTTTCGGTCATAGTTCTCTAGGGCATCGGGCATTAAGGCATCTTAATGTCGGCCGCTTTCTAATTGCTCTTCTATTTTATTCGATTTTTCAATATTGTCCTTAGCCCATAATGGCTGGAGATTTGTATAATGATTCGGGCTTTCCCCTTCAAATTTAGATAGTGGCATAATATGGTCAATGTGCCAGCCAAAGACCCCATAGTTTTCCCATGTCATGTTTTCTTGGAATTGAGACTCGATGTGTGCAACTAATTCTGCGCGAGTGCATCCGATATCTTTATTAAAGTTATTGTTTTTTGTCTTCAAGAACCCCCTTAATCTTTTCCTGATGTTGACTATTATCCTTCGCTTTGGCTGTTTCCCGCATCTTCTCTCGATTGCTCGCCTTTTTTCGGGGTGGTCTTTTTGCCATTTTATGACCGCCTTAATGTGTCTTTCTTTTCCTTCTGGGGATAAACTACGATAGTAACTTCTTTGTTTTCTGCTTTCACATTCACGGCATTGATAGAGAGAGGGTTTACCTCTCGACACTTGGCGGAATTCTGAAAAGTTTTTGACCTTGCAGCAAATCTTGCACGGGCATTGCTCGTTTACGTAATCGACGCGTATGTATAATTTATTATTTTTATTAAATAAAAACCCTGAATCTTTTAATGTGTCCAATTGATCAAGTTGCTCATTGCTTAATATGTGTCTATTTAAAATGACCAATATCCCGTCTCTTTTGGTTTTTATTGTGTGCTGGATGTATTCATCAATTTCATCTTTTTTGCAGTGATATTTATTCACTGAGCCATCTATTACCTGTGGCACTAAAATTAAATCAATTAATCCTTTTTTGTCTAGGGTTTTTAAGTTGTCTTTGAAGTTTTTCGTGTCAATGATTCTGGTTAATGAATTTTTCTTGAACAAATCGTGCATCTCTCTAAGGTCATAAAAATCAGAAATGTCGGCGCCTAAAACATTCTTTATGTAATTCTCTCTGATTGCGTCGCTATAGCTTTCACGATTTATGATCTTATAATCTATGGGATTCCTCTGGGATGCCATTAAATGCACATCTTCTAGTTTTAAGCAGTCCTTGCAAAGCTCGTCTATAAGCAAGCTCTTTTTTGCCTCCTCCCCCACTACCCCCAATTCTATTCGATGGTAATCCTCTTCTTCTTTCTCTAAATGACAGCAACTACATTGAACCATATTAGTATACTATTATAATGTTGGCCGCTTTCTATCTGTAACTTGTTTTTTTTGTTTTTTACCCCCCACGATTTTACCCCCCCCCATTTTTTTTGGGTTTGCAGTTTTTTACTGTTTTATTAATAATTGAAGATTTTTATTAATATACCCCCATTTTTTTTACTTAAGCTAATATTTGAAATTATAATGTAATAAAATGAGAGTGAGAAAAGGTACCCCCGACTGTATTAGCTAAATAGTACATTTGGTTTTGATTCAAAAATCCGGGTACGGTGTACCTAACGCAACCAAGTCCAAGAGAATTGTGCAGAAAATTAGGTGAATCTTTCTTGCCGAATCGCTTGCGTTTTTAGGCTTTTGGCTGTATGTTTAAGTATGTTTAAAGCAAGAAAGAAAGAAATTCAAATCGAAGTAAACGCCAGAGCGGGACTTGCAAAGTTTTGCAAAACCCTCGACAAGATCATTGCAAAAAATAAATCGAAAAAAGTTGCCAAATAATTTGACAAACTAGCAAAACTGCATTACCTTATACCATGAACGAAAATAAAATCAGAAACGCTTCAATCTACTTTAGCAAGTCCAACAATAAAATCGTCCGCGTAACTCGGGCAAATCAACAGGAAAAAATAGCCTATGTGAAACACCATAACACAGAGCTTGCCAACGAGGAAGTTTTCTTCGGTGATCTTGAGCCAGTTACTGGCGAGCAAGTCAAGAAATATCTCGGACGATAATAGAACGCACAATAAAAAATATGGAAAATACACGCACAATAACCCGAAAATTAACGCTAGACGAATATGTCGATCTCTTGTATGTACTTAAAAAAAGCCTATGGTCAATTGAGGCAGAAATAGACGCAAAAAAAGAGAGCATGAAAAAAACCGATTACGCTCCCCTTTATGGCATACATAAAGACACGCACGATTCTCTAGTAAATGAAGCGAATAAAATAAGCACTACAATTTCCACCATCGAGGAAAATAGCCTATCCTTATGGTCTGACGAAGAAAGCGGTCAATAAAAAATGTTAAGTACTGTAATTCTCATTCTCGTTTTAGGGGTGTGGTCAGTTATAAAAGAGACCGCTCAATAAAAATAAATTAAACGCCTAATAAAAACCGCTCTATAATGGGGCGGTTTTTTTGTGCGTGCATTTTTTTTGCGTATGTGCAATTAGTCGCAAGTCGTTGATATGCAACGACTTACGGTAACTTGTGCGTGCAATTAGTCGTAAGTACCTGACAGTCAACGACTTACAAAAGTCTGGCCGTCGTAAGTCGTTGGTATACAACGACTTACGTAAATAGTCGTAAGTCGTTGATAGTCAATGGGTTACGAGACCCAGGCTCGAGTCTAACCTATTTGGTAATTCCGCATTTGTAACGTAATAGTGCACTGAATTAGTTGAATGTTTCTTGCCGAATCGCTTGACATATGCCGTTTTCTGTTGTATTGTATAGTATAAGTTAAATTAAGAAAGAAAGAAAAAATTATGGAAAATACAGTAAACATCCCAAACACCTCGAAAGAGATCAAGCAAGCCATCGCAAGACGGCAAACAATCCTTTCCGAGTGGCAAGCCAAGGTTGCAAAGACCCGTTGTAAGGTTCGCCGTCACTCTCGCCAGTTACAGGTTGACTTGACCCGTCAACAAATCGTTGAGCTACGCAACGCTCTTGCCGTTGCTATCGAAGCAGAGAAGCACGCCGAGGCAGTCGCCTTTGTTGCCCGCCTTGCTCCGCTCCGCAAGGATTTTCTCAATGGTCTTTTCGACTGATCCTTTTAATCTAACCAAATAAACACAATGCAACCGCCTCAAGTAGGCGGTTTCTTTTGTGCCTGTGTGTTTCCCTAAGTCGTTGACAGTCAACGAGTTACGACGGCCAGACTTTCGTAAGTCGTTGATATGCAACGACTTACGGCAATGGTGCGCTATGGCATGCAAAGGTATGCAATGGTGTGCAATGGCATGTAATGGTGTGCTATGGTATGCAGTGGTATGCTATGGTGTGCAATGGCATGCAAAGGCATGCTATGGTGTGCAATGGCATGCTATGGTATGCAATGGTATGTAATGGTGTGCAATTAGTCGTAAGTACCTGACAGTCAACGACTTACGAAAGTCTGGCCGTCCTAAGTCGTTGATATGCAACCACTTACGTAAAGAGTCATAAGTCGTTGATAGTCAATAGGTTACGAGGCCCGCATGCCCGCCTATTTACTATTTGCGCGTTTCGAATTTATAACGCAATAGTGCAGTAAGTTAGTCGAATCTTTCTTGGCTGATTGCTTGACTCATAGCCTCATCTGCCGTATGTTGTATGTATGATAACAATTACAAGAAACAAGAATTTCCCGCAATGGCTGAACATCATGCTTAACGGGAAGCTAATAGATAACGCCCACACCCATGCAAAGGCTATGAGCATAGC